AAAAACAAGTTGCAGACCGTCGAAAGCCTTATCAAGAACGCGGCGTTCATGGCGGTATCCCTTGAAGAATTGCAAGAGATCATCAACGAAGAGGGATACACCGTCGAATACCAAAACGGCGCAAATCAGAGCGGGACGAAGCAAAGCGACGCGGTGAAAACACATATCGCCATGACAAAAAATCACGCCGCTATTATCAAACAGCTTTGCGATCTTGTACCGCCGGAGAAGAAAAAAGAAAGCCGTTTACAGGCGTTACGGGACGAATAAAAATGCCCTTTTCAAATTACATTTACGAGTATTACGACGGCATTTCTTCCGGAAATATAACCGTCGGCAAGTGGGTTCGCCTTCTGTATGAATACATCGTGAAGGGGCTTCAAGAAGGGCTTTTCACCTTCAACGCGAAGAAGGCAAACAAGGCAATTCGGTTCATCGAAAACTTTTGCCATCATTGCGAAGGGCGCACAGACCTTTTGAAGCTGGAGTTGTGGCAGAAAGCCGCCGTTTCCGTTATGTTCGGGATCGTCGAAGAGGACGGAACGCGCGTCTTTCGCGAAGTGTTTATTGTGATCGGGCGCAAGAACGGCAAAACGCTTTTTGCGTCCGCCGTCATTGCGTACATGGCGTATCTTGACGGAGAATACGGCGCGAAAATATATTGCCTTGCGCCGAAGCTGGAGCAAGCGAACATCGTTTACGATAATTTCTATCAGATGATTAAAAAAGAACCGGAGCTTTCCGACCTATCGAAGAAGCGCCGTTCCGATATTTACATCGAAGAAAGCAATACCGCGATCAAGCCGCTTGCGTTCAACGCGAAGAAATCCGACGGCTTCAATCCGCATTTAGTCGTGAACGATGAAGTCGCGTCGTGGCGCGGCGACGGCGGCTTGAAGCAGTACGAAGTTATGAAATCCGCGCTTGGCGCGCGCCGCCAGCCGATGATCCTTTCGATCTCAACGGCGGGTTACGAAAACGACGGTATCTTCGACGAATTGATGAAGAGGTCGACCGCGTTTTTGAAGGGCGGAAGCAAGGAACGCCGCCTTCTTCCCTTGCTTTACATGATCGACGACGTGGAGAAATGGAACGACCTTGAAGAGCTTAAAAAAGCAAATCCGAATATGGGCGTTTCCGTTTCGCCGGACTTCTTCAAAGAGGAAATCGCCGTCGCCGAAATGAGTATGTCGAAGCGGGCTGAATTCCTTACGAAGTATTGCAATATCAAGCAGAATTCTTCCGTCGCGTGGCTTGATTACGTCGTCGTTGACGGCGCAGGAATTCACGCGAAGCTGGAGGATTTCAAGGACAGCTACGCCGTGGGCGGCATAGACCTTTCGCAAACAACAGACTTGACCGCCGCTTCCGTAGTGATCGAGCGTGACGGCGTTCTATATGCCTTCGCACAATTCTTTATGCCAGCGAACCGCCTTGAAACGGCGCAAGCGATCGACGGCGTACCGTATGACATCTTCGTAAAGCAAGGGATCGTCAAGCTATCCGGCGAAAACCACGTCGATTATCACGACGTTTACGAATGGTTTTCTATGCTTCGGGATCAGTACGGAATATATATCTTGAAGATCGGGTACGACCGCTATTCCGCGCAATATCTGATCGACGACTTGAAGAACGCGGGCTGGCAGACGGACGACGTATGGCAGGGTGAAAACCTTGCGCCCGTGATCCGTGAGTTTGAAGGCGTTATCAAGGACGGCAATTTCAAGATTGCCGAAAATAACTTGCTGAAAGCGCACTTCCTAAACGTCGCATTGAAGCACAACATGGAAACACGGAAATTCCGTCCCGTGAAGATCGAACAGCGGGCGCGAATTGACGGCTTCGTTTCCGTGATCGACGCGCTGACCGTGCGGCAGAAATATTATAACGAAATCGGCGAAATGCTCAAAAATGCGGGGTGATAAAAACATGGGAGTTTTTGAAACTATCTTCCGGAAGCCGAAAGCCGACTTGAAGGCGGAAGGCTATTTCAAAATGCTAAACGGGTACACGCCCGTTTTCAGCAACGCGCCGGAAAGTATTTACGAAATGGAGCTTACGCGCGCGGCGATACATTCGTTCGCGTCCTTCGCTTCAAAGCTGAAACCGGAGATCAGCGGCACGGCGCAAAAGAACCTTGAACGGACGTTACAGTTCAAGCCTAATCCGTTCATGGATACATCGAAGTTCATTTACAGGATCGCGACGATCCTTTCGGTGAATAATACTTGCTTCATTGTTCCGATTGAAGATGAATTCGGCGGGCTGATCGGGTATTATCCCCTGCTTCCTCAACGGTGCGAAGTTATCGAGTATAACAACGTTCCGTTTTTGCGCTACACCTTCGGGAATGGGCAGAAAGCCGCGATTGAGTTTGAACGCGTCGGCGTAATGACGAATTTTCAGTACACAAACGATTTCTTCGGCGAGAGTAACGCCGCGCTTCGTCCTACAATGCAGTTGATCCATACACAAAATCAAGGAATTATCAACGGCGTTAAAAATTCGGCTTCTATTCGCTTCTTGGCGAAGGTTGCAAATATGTTGAAGCCGGAGGACATCACGAAGGAACGAAAGCGCTTCACGGCAGATAACCTTTCGGCGGAAAATCAATCGGGAATGGTGATCTACGACGCGAAGTTTGCTGACGTGAAGCCGATCGAAAGCAAGCCGTTCACGGTCAACGCCGCGCAGATGGCGCAGATCAATGAAAACGTGTTTAACTACTTCGGCACGAACGCGGGCATTCTGCAAAACAAATACACGGAGGACGAATGGAACGCGTATTACGAAGGCAAGATCGAGCCTTTCGCGATCCAGCTTTCGCTTGTTATGTCGAATATGACGTACACGGCGCGGGAATTGTCCTTCGGGAACGCGATCACGTTTACCGCGAACCGCTTACAATACGCAAGCAATCAAACGAAGCTGAATATCAGCACACAGTTATTTGACCGCGGCTTGCTGAACCGCAACGGCGTTATGGACGTTTGGAACATGGCGCACGTTGAGGGCGGCGAGAAATATTATATCCGCAAGGAATACGCGGAAGTTTCAGAATTGGGAAAGGAGGTTACACCAAATGCCAAAAAAGACGGATCGGGAGTACCGAACAATGATCCAGCCGCTATTGATCCCGACGGCGGCGGAGAAGCGAATTGATACGGATTTCTACGTGGAGGGCTACGCAACAACGTTCGACAAGCCCTATTTGCTGTATGAGTGGGACGGGAACAAATATTACGAGAGGATCGACCGGAACGCCCTTGCGGGTGCGGATATGTCCGACGTAATCATGCAGTATAACCACGAAGGAAAGGTGCTTGCCCGCCTTTCCAACGGGACGCTGGGCGTTGAAGCTAACGATAACGGGCTTTTCACGTTCGCGGACTTGTCAAAGTCGCGCGCGGCGCAAGATATGTTCGAGGAAATCAAGAACGGACTTGTTACGAAAATGTCATGGGCTTTCCGCGTATCGGAAGATAGCTACGACCGCGACACACGCACACGCACGATCTTGAAAATTGCGAAGGTTTACGACGTTTCGGCGGTATCCATTCCGGCGAACGCCGATACCGATATTTCGGCACGATCCTATTTCGACGGAGTGATCGAGAGGGAACAGCAGGAGCGGCTGGAACGCCGGAAGAAACTTTTGAAAATCAAACTAATGACGGAGGTTTAACACAATGAGAATTAAAGAGATCGAAGCCCGCCTTGCGGCTATCAAGCAGGAGATCGAACAGCGCGGCGACGCTATGACCGCCGCAGAGATTGACGCGATGGAGCAGGAAACCACACAGCTTACCGAAGAGCGCGCCGGACTGATTGCCGCCGCCGAGAAGCGCAACGGCATTCTTGACAATATCGCGAAGGGCGCGGGCGTTGTTATCCGCACTTTCCAGCAGACCGACAACAACGGGGGTGCTACTACTCCGGACAATCCTTCCGCTACGCCGGAATATCGTTCCGCGTGGCTGAAAAACATTGCCGTAAGAAGCGGAATTTCCCTTCTTGGCGATATGTCCGCAGAGGAACGCGCCGCATTTACCGCAACGACCGCAAACAGCGCCGCAGTTGTACCGCCCGCAACGCTCAATATGATTATTGATCTTGTTGAGAGTATGTCCCCTATGCTGGAGGACGCAGAACATTCCGGCATGACTTCCGGTTTCGGCGTTCCCCGCCGCAAGTCTATTAAGGCTGGCGACGCGAAGGGCGTTGCAGAGGGTACGGCAAACGACGACGAAGAGAACGAATTTGATCTTCTGTCCCTTGAAGGTATCGAGATCAAGAAACACGCTGTTCTGTCCCGCAAGATGAAGTTTAAGTCTATCGACGCGTTCGAAGCTTGGCTGGTGAATGAGCTTGCGGAGCGTATCGCCGTAGCGAAGAACCGCGTTATCCGCAATCGTCTTGACGGCGTTG